GCGCCCGGTCGGGAAGCGGAACGTGAAGCCGGACCTCGAGACGACGAAGCACTGGAAGCGTCGTCCGCGGGGGTTCGCGCCGAAGCCGGAGGGGTACGTCAGCAAGGTGCCGCAGGCCGAGCCGCGCGCGAAGGACTTCTGGCACCAGGAGATGGGCGGGGCGGTGGGCGAGGTCGGCGTGGACCTTCGGCCGCCGGTGAAGCCCAAGAAGCGCACGCAGCTCAAGAAGCGCGAGCGGGCGCTGGCCGCGGGCCTGCCGGACCCCTACGCGGACGCCTTCATCGAGATGCCGCCGGAGGCCCCGGTGCCGATGACGCCCGAGCTGTGGACGAACCTGCTTGAGTGGGTGTCGCAGGGCAAGCCGGTCTTCGAGTGGTGCCGGTACCGGAACCACCCGACGTGGCGCCAGTTCAACGCGCACTTGCGCAAGGCTCCACCCGAGGCGCGCGCGCAGTTCAACCAGGCGAAGGCCCTGGGCCACGAGCACATCGCAGAGCAGGTGCTGGTGATCGCCGACGAGGAGCCGCAGTACGACCCGTTCGGCCGCGTAGACAACGGGTGGGTGCAGTACCAGCGGCACCGGACGTGGTGCCGGATGCAGATGCTGTCAATCTGGGACCCGAAGAAGTACAGCCCCGGCCGGCGCGTCGAGCACTCCGGGGGCGTGCAGCTCGTCGTCTCGACGGGCGTGCCCACGTCCCCGCTGGCCGCGACCGCGACCGTGGAGCTTGAGGGCGCTGCCCTCGGCGCCCTCGGCCCCGGCCAGCCCGCGCGCGCGCTCCCCTCGAGCACCGGCACCGCGCTCGAGGTAGAGGCCGACACGGTCGACGCGGAGTACGAGCCCGCGTGAGTGGCCGGGGACCCATTCACCTCGACTACGCGCCGCGGGCCTGGCAGCGGCAGTGTCACGAGCAGCGGAAGCGGTTCACCGTCCTGGTGCTCCACCGGCGCGCCGGCAAGACCGAGCTCGCCATCATGGAACTGCTCGACAAGGCGCTCCAGTGCCAGCGGGAGCTCGGGCTCTTCGCCTACGTCGCGCCGTTCCTCAAGCAGGCGAAGATCATCGCCTGGTCGCGCCTCAAGCAGCGGCTGGCGCCGCTCAAGAACGTCGGCGCCGTCGAGATCCGCGAAGGCGACCTGCAGATCCAGTTCAAGCACAACGGGGCGACCATCCAGATCTTCGGCGCAGACAACGCGGACGCACTGCGTGGCGTCCGCCTCGACGGCGTGGTGATCGATGAGGTCGCGCAGATCGAGCCGTCGGTCTGGGACGAGATCATCCAGGCGGCCCTCGCGGACCGGAAGGGGTGGGCCATCTTCATCGGCACCCCGAACGGCATCAACCTGTTCAGCCAGCTCTACTTCGGCGCCGCGGGGCGCTCGGACTGGCACGCCGCGCGGTACACCGTGAACGACACCGGCGCGCTCGACGCCGAGGAGGTCGAGCGCTTGAAGCGCGACCTCTCGGAGTCCGCGTTCGCGCGCGAGTTCCTCTGCGACTTCGCAGCCAGCGGCGAGGACCAGTTGATCAGCCTGGTAGACGCCCAGGCCTCGACCCGGCGCGTCCACTTCCCCGACGACATCCAGCACGCCCCGCGGGTGCTCGGCGTGGACCCCGCGCGGTTCGGCGACGACCGCTCGGTGCTGGTGCTGCGCCAGGGGCTGGTGACGTTCGGCCCGCGGGTGTACCGCGGGCTCGACAACATGGCGCTGGCCGCGAAGATCGCCCAGCACATCGTGGAACTCGACCCGGACGCCGTGTTCATCGACGCGGGTGCAGGCGCAGGCGTGATCGACCGGCTCCGGCAGATCGGCCATGACGTGATCGAGGTCCCGTTCGGCGGCAAGGCGAACGAGCCGCACCGGTACGTCAACCGCCGCACGGAGATGTGGTGGCAGATGAAGTCCTGGCTGGTGGGCGGGGGCTCCATCCCCGCGCCGCTGTACGACGCCAGCCGGCCGGCGCCGACCCACGAGACGGACGTGCGCTCGGAGTTCTCGGAAGCGCTCCAGCAAGAGCTCGCGACCCCGAAGTACTGGTACGACGCCCAGGGGCGCGTGATGCTCGAGAGCAAGGACGACATCAAGCGGCGCCTCCAGGGCGGCGCGAGCCCGGACCTCGCGGACGCGCTGGCTCTGACGTTCGCGGCGCCGGTGCGCCCCCGGAACGTCGACATCTACCAGCGCGCGCGCGACCAGAAGCGCCGCGGCGAGTGGGACCCCTACGGGCGTATGCATCAGGACGTGGGCCAGCCCTAGCCTCGCCGCCATGGCCGAGGTGCGCGCGCTGTCGCTGGAAGAGTTCCTCGGCGACCCAGCCACGGAGCGGCTGCTGCAGTTGCACGCGCAGGAGTCCACGCTCGAGGGCCGGCTCGAACTCGAGCGCGAGGCCTACGACTTCCTCGAGCAAGCCGGGCTGCTCTTCGTCCTCGGCCTGTACCACGCCGTGGGCGCCGAGCCCGATGCTCTCGTGGGCTACTCGGTGAACACGATGTCGCCGCTTCTGCACTTCCGCCGTCGTCTCGTGTGCCAGAACAACGCGCTCTTCGTGGACCCGCATCGTCGTGAGCGAGGCCTTGGCCGGCGGCTGATGCGTGCGACCGCGGACGAGGCGCGCGCGCGTGGCGCGCAGTCGGTCTTCTGGTCCGCGAAGCCCGGCAGTCGTCTTTCCGGCATCGCCGCGCAGCATCGCTGGTTCGCGCGCGACATCATCTTCCAGGAGGACCTGGTGCATGGCTGACCCGATCACATGGACCGCAATCGCCGCTGGCGTCGGCGCGGTCGCCTCGGCTGTAGGCACCGGCTACGGCGTCTACTCTGGCGAGCGCCAGGCCGGGGCCCAGCGCCGCGCGCTGGCCGACCAGGAGCAGCAGCAGATGCTGGCCGAGAACCGCGCGACCAGCGCCCAGCGGTCCGCCGACATCCGCATGGCCGCAGCGAACCAAAAGAAGCCTGACCTCGCCCGTCTGATGCAGGCCGCGACCGAGCGCGCCAGCATGGGCACCGGCGGGACGCTGCTCACCGGCCCGCAGGGCGCGGGCAAGGGCACGCTGTCGAAGACGACGCTGCTCGGGGAGTAAGCCGTGAGCCAGTACATCGGTGACGCGCAGAGCCACAAAGGCGCCCCGAAGCGGGACAAGCTGTTCACCCGCTGGGGGCAACTGAAGAGCGAGCGCGCGTCGTGGTGGGCGCACTGGCAGGAGATCACGAGCTACCTGCTCCCGCGGAACGGCCGGTACTTCGTGCAGGACCGGAACCGCGGCTGGCGCCGGCACAACAACATCTACGACAACACGGGCACGCGCGCGCTGCGCATCCTCGGCGCGGGCATGATGGCCGGCGCGACGAGCCCGGCGCGCCCCTGGTTCCGCCTCGGCACGGGGGACCCGGACCTCAACAAGCACCAGCCCGTGAAACTGTGGCTGGACGACGTCACGCGGCGGATGCAACTCGTCTTCCAGAAGAGCAACACCTACCGGGCGCTGCACCAGATCTACGAGGAGCTCGCGGCGTTCGGCACGTCCGCCAGCATCGTGCTGCCGGACTTCCAGCGCGTCATCCACCACTACCCGGTGACGGTGGGCGAGTTCTGCATCGCCACCGACTACCAGGGGCGCGTGACCACGCTGTACCGCGAGTTTGAGAAGACGGTTCACGAACTGGTCGCTGAGTTCGGCTACGAGCAGTGCAGCCCGACGGTGCGCCGGATGTACGACGCCGGCACGCTCGACACCTGGATCCCAGTCATTCACGCCATCGAGCCCCGCGGCGACCGAGACCGCGACCGGAGCAAGCGGGACGCCAAGAACATGGCGTTTCGCTCGTGCTACTTCGAGGTCGGCGGCGACCACAACACGTTCCTGCGCGAGTCCGGGTTCAGCTCGTTCCCCGCGCTGGTCCCGCGGTGGGCCACGGCGGGCGGCGACATCTACGGGCACTCGCCTGGGATGGAGGCCCTCGGCGACATCAAGCAGCTCCAGCACGAGCAGCTCAGGAAGGCGCAGGCCATCGACTTCCAGACGAAGCCCCCGCTCCAGGTGCCGCACTCGCTGAAGAACCGCGACATCGAGGCGCTCCCCGGGGGCATCACGTTCGTGGACGGCGGCAACCCGCAGGGCGGCATCCGCACGGCGTTCGACGTGAACCTGCGCCTCGACTTCCTGCTGAACGACATCCAGGACGTGAGGGAGCGCATCCGAGGCGCGTTCTACGCGGACCTGTTCCTGATGCTCGCCAACGCCCAGGACACGCGCATGACGGCCACCGAGGTGGCCGAGCGTCACGAGGAGAAGCTCCTCATGCTCGGCCCGGTCCTCGAGCGGCTCCACAACGAGCTCCTCGATCCGCTGATCGACGTGACGTTCCAGCGGATGGTGGAGGCCAACCTGGTGCCGCCGGCCCCGCCCGAGCTGCAGGGCATGGAGCTCAACATCGAGTTCGTTTCGATGCTGGCGCAGGCGCAGCGCGCGGTGGGGTCCAACAGCGTGGACCGGTTCGTGGCGAACCTCGGCGTGGTGTCGCAGATGAAGCCGGACGTCCTTGACCGCCTGGACGGCGACGCCTGGGTGGACGCCTACGCCGACATGCTCGGCGTGGACCCGAACCTGATCGTCGCAGGCGAGCAGCTCGCCATGGTCCGCGAGGCGCGCAACCGGGCCCTCGCCGCGAAGGAGCAAGCCGCGATGATGGAGCAGCAGGCCTCCACCGCGAAGAACCTCGCCGCGGCGAAGACGGGCGAGCAGAACGCTCTGACCGACATCGTCAACATGTTCTCGGGCTACAACAGCCCGAGCCCGCTCGAGGTGGGGTGATATGGCTGCACCAGCATTCGGCATCTCCAACAACAGCGACGTCGCAGAGTACGCTGCGGCAGTGACACCCAGTGACGCCACGACGTTCAGCGTTCCGACGCGCGCGCTCTACGTTGGTGCGACGGGGAACGTGCGAGTCCGTTTCGCCAGCGATCAGACTCTCGTCACGTTCGTGGGGTGTCAGGCAGGCCAGATCCTCCCTGTGCGCGTGGACCGTGTGCTCAGCACGTCCACGACTGCCACCAGCATCGTGGCGCTCTGGTGAGGCTGCCGTGCTGTCTGGCATCAGTCTGGCCATCAACCGCCCCGGTGGAGGCGTTCCCCTTTGGGGCCAGGCCTCGCTGGACTTTGACTTCACGACGATGTTGGCGCTGCCCGCCGGCACCACGTTTGCGCGCGCTTCGACTGCGACCTACGCGGACAGCACAGGTACGCTCAAGACCGCTGCAGTGGACGAAGCGCGGTTCACGTTCGAGCCCTATCGCCTCATCCCTCGTGGGTACCTGACCGAACCTGCCCGCACCAACGTGCTGCTCAACTCGGCGAACCTGACGCAGTCCGGCTGGACCGCTTCGTCCGCCGGCACGACGGCCGAGGTCGCAGGCGCCCCCACGGGCAACGCAGAGGCGTCTCGCATGCTCGAGGACACCGAGAACGCGGTCCATAGCGTGTCCCAGTCGGTGTCGAGTTCGACCACCACGCCCTGGACGGGGTCGGTGTGGCTCAAACCCAGCGGCCGAACGTGGGCTCGCGTGCAACTCGACTTCGACACGCAGTACCGGCGCGTCTGGGTCAACCTCTCGACGGGCGCGCTGGGCACCGAAGACGGCACCGCCACGTCCGTCGTGGCCGCGCGCGCTGAGCGATGGCAGAACGGCTGGGTGCGTGTCTGGCTGACGGCCTCTTCAAGTTCCGGTGCGACCCGCGGGCTGACGGTGGCCACCGCGCTCGCCGACCAGGGCGTCAGCCACGCAGGCGAAAGCAGCAAGGGCTTGCTGGTGTTTGGCGCGCAACTCGAGAACGCGAGCTCCGTGTCCAGCTACATCCCGACCACGTCCGCTGCGGTGACCCGGGCAGCGGATTCAGCTTCGTTCGTGGGCTCGTCGCTGTTCACTGCGGTCGGCGGAAGCGCTGGCGGGTCGCTGTTTGTGGACTCCGTCAGCCTCGAGGGTCAAGACACTGGTTCGGCCAGCGTGGTCCC